CAGCGCAGTAACAGCCGGAACCGAGAAATGGGGCAGCTGGAACGCCACCCAGTACGGTTCCCAGCTGGTGACGATGGCGCGTATGGTTGGAATGGGGGGAATGTATGTTATTTGATAATCCCGTTTTCGGAAACTGGTACACAGACACGGTGGATATCTGGCGGATGGTCCCGGTCCGTGATGGAAATCTGGATGGCATGGAGCGGAAAAAGATAAATCAGAATCCAGTGCCGTGCCGGGTGTATGAGACAAAGAAGGAGGGGCCGGCGATTGGTGAGAACGCAGCCCGGGAGAGGGCCGTGGAAAAGCTGGCCTGCGATCTGGCTGCGGATATCCGGGCCGGGGATGAGCTGTATGTGATCCGCGGCGGGAACCTGGGACATGCGAACCAGGGAGTGAGGTATACCGCCGGTCCTCCGGCGCGGTACTATGACCCGGTGGGAAGCGTTTCCACCGGCCTGGCGCACCAGGAAGTGGGGCTGCTGAGAGACAACATCATCGGGAGGTGAGGCAATGTCCAGCTTTGGATCGCAGATCCGGAAGCGGATCGGGGAACTTTATAAGGCCGACCAGGATGTTCCCGGGATCCTGGAGGCGGTGGCAGAAGGAGCCACTATTGAGGCGGTGCGGGTGGCGGGTCAAAATACACCACCAAATGACGGGACCCTGGCCGGGACGAATACCAGGAGCGGACAGATGGCGGAACACTGGGCAACGGACAGCGTGACGACGCCTGTGATCACGGAGGGAGCCGGGGCCAGGACGTACACCACGGAGCTGAATAACAATATGCAGTATGCCAGTTATGTCAATGATGGCCATGAGGTGGTTAAGCATTTTGTTCCGGGGCTGATCATCAATGGAAATCTGCTGGAGGAAAGTCCGGATGGCTCCAGAGGACTGGTAGTTGGCACAAAGACCACCTTCGTGAAGGGAAAGTACATGAAGGAAAAGGCCGTAGGGAAGTACCGTTCTGTGGTCCGGAAGGAACTGGAAAAACGGGTAAAGGAGGCGTTCCGGTGAAGTTTACACTGATGAGGGTCCTGGACAGTCTGGCGGGAGTTTTAAAGAAGGGGTATCCGGAATATCCGGTGTATATAGAACCGGGAATACAGGAGACGGAGCTTCCCTGTTTCTTTCTCTTTCTTATGCCGTCTGAGATCTCCGGGGAGACCGGAGGCCGGTATCTGCGGGACCTGGGTATCGACATTGTATTTGTGCAGCAGCGGAATATCCAGGATGGAAACAGGGGGATGCTTTCTGCGGCGGAATATCTGGACAGGGCACTGGACTGTTTTCCTTATACGGACGGAAGCGGGGATACGGCTCTGATCCATACCTTTGAAAGAAACTGGAAGACCGAGGACCAGGTACT